AAGGCAACGAACATATCTTTGCCTTGTTTGGTGAGAAGATTTTTGCACATTCAGTGGCAGCCTCTTTACCAGCTGTATCATTATCAAACATTAGAACGACAGAGTCGAAACCCTCAAGCCATTCTAACTCTTTAAGTAAATCACGCTTTGCCCCCTTAGCCCCAGTCTTAACTGATACTACAGGATATTTATTTTGATTTACTTTCGAGACAGAGAGAGCGTCAATCTCACCCTCTGTAACAATAACCATCTTACCTTTATCACGCCATAGATGTTGACCAAATAACTGAGCGTCTTTAGATTCACCAATCCACTGAAAACTTTTATCAGGGTAGCGTAACTTCTGAGCTACTAGTTCATGGTCTTTGTTATAGTAGTTAGCTATCTGCACTGGTCTCTTATGAGCTGTGCCTATTTGATAGTTAAACTTCTGTAACGTATCGACATCTAGTTTACGTTTGGTAAGAGAGGTGACTGTCCCACTGACAAAGTCAGTAGTGCTATTGGTGGAAAGCTCGGGTGTTGTCATTGATTCTCCATTTATATGATATCCACAACCAAAACAATAACTGTGTCCGTCACTATATATGCCTAAGTTATCCTTAGAACCACAGGATGGACATGGTGCATGGTGTAGAAATGTGCTGTCATTTGTATTCATGTCTAAAGGGGTACTTTAGTCGTAGGGTTTTCTGTCTTGTAGTTTTTTATAAGCTTGGTTTACTAAGAACGCTACCTCACCTGACCCACTTCTAAATGTTTCTTTAGTGATAGCGTCTAGCATACTCTTTACTTCATGCGTTACTACAACTTGTGTGTATTTCTGTTTTCTTTTTTCATTTGCATCCATAAATTTTTTCTCCATTTTATTTTAATAATTCTTGTACATTAAAGTTAGGTTCACTTGTATGAAAGATGTCCCTGTGTCCCATGACTTCTATGACATCAGGATACTGTTTCTTCAAATCATCTACTGTCCACTTCAATGCTTTAAATTGTTCGAGAGTATAATTGCAATCAGATGTACCATCATCTTCACCACCACCTATCAATACAATACCAATAGAATTTTTATTGGTTGGTTGGTGTTTGGCTCTGTTCATATTGTAATGTAAGAAGCCACCAGCTGAATCAATATCTCTACCGTCTTCTACTGTGCCATCTCTCTTTATTACTTTATGAAACCCACCTTCGAGTAGCCCTTCCTTGCGTCCCTCTATGTCCATCTCTCTGCTGCCCCAGTCTGTATTAGGTGCAGTGTGAGAACAACAGACTACTATGTACTTGGTTTCTTTCCTTTGATTTCGCATAGCCATTCCTTTGGAATATGTTTAGTAGCATACTTGAAGCCATACTTTTCACACCACATACCATACGTGGTCTTACTACGTTTATTTATCTTGGCTTTAGCATTGCTGAATAAGAATCTAATATCCAGTTTAGGATACTGTTCCTTAATTAGTTTCATCTTTTGTCTATCTGCTGTAGTAAACAATCCCTTAGTCTCTATGAATATGTCTTGCTCAGGAAGATAGAAGTCAGGTGTGTAAGTATGTAGCTTCTCAGGTTTAGTGTATTTTAATTTAGTTTCTTCAAACTCATAACTAACACTCTCACTTCTAAGTTCCCCAGCAATACGTTCTTCAAGTCCTGACCTGAAGCCGTAAACAAGTCCGACTTTTTTAGAAGTCAGAGGTTTCCGTTTCAGTCGTGCTCTCCATGTCATCTTTAACTTGTGTCTCCTGATGTTCGTAGCCATCTGTCTCATCAAACCCAAAGCCTTTAGCATTACCGCCACCGCCTTCTACTAGTTTGATTATTTGTACTGCTCTCAATCTCATAGAAACACCAGCACCAACCATAGCTGTGTAGTACGGTATCAATTCAGCTGAGACTTTCATCTCACTGCCTGACCATACGTTCACATCTTTAGGCATTGGCGTACCCTTAGCGTCAAACAATGCAACCTTGTTAGGTATAATTGTTCCGTCCTTAGATACTATCTGTGCTTTGCATTTGAATTTAAAGATAGTGTTACCAGTAGGATTACCAGCTTCATCTACTTCTTCAAAGTAAGGTGCGTCAGCTTGTTTAATCTTCTTACCTTTAGCTTTTTCTTGAGCTATTTCCTTAGAAGTTTCCAAAGCTTTATCAATGCGTTGCATTAACTCTCCAGCGTCCTCAGTTTTTAAGATGAGATTAGTTTTATAATGTCCATTCTCATCAAAACGAGTATCAGGCTGTGTCAACCACGCATATTGACTGACGCCAACAGGTGTTACTACTTTTTCATTTTGTTGTTGTGCCATTTTATCTCCTTGATTATGGTTTATTATCTTATATGGGTACTTTATGCAAAGAAGAAGTCACACTCTCTCAGCTTCTCAATATCCAAGTTACCCTTATCTAATTCTTCAGGTAACTCTTCATGTAGTTCTACTGGTAGTTGTGCTTTGACATCTTCCTTAAACTCTTTAAGTACATCCGTCTCTGTAAACGTTTGAATAAATGCTTCCTTCAATGCACTACTCAACATCTCTACATCTGCAGCTGTAGTTCCGAAGCTGTCATGCACATTACAAAAGTTTCTTATACCATTTTCATATGCAATATTAACAGTCCTCATCATAGCTGCTGAGTCGAGTGAGTGTACAAAGTTAGGTGCAACACCGTTACTCATACGTAGTTTGTCTGTCTTGTCAGTCTCATAGTTTACTCTAGGTTTGATAACCTCGCCTAGTAACATGGTCTTGACTCTCTTGCTCTTCATTTCAGGGTAAGATTGATAGACAGGAAAGCCGACTGGTGTTATCCAATGTATAGGTAATTGCTCTTTGGATACAACCTTAGCTATCTTTTGTAGGTAGTCCATACCCATACGAGCTGATGTTAGATTGTCTCCAATGCTATCCCATATCACTCCAGCTAAATAAATAGCTGGCTTGAATACATCAGTCTTGAACGGGTGGTCTTCCCCCTTATCTTTACGCTTGGTCAAGTCTTCTACTACAAAGTCAGTGCATGAGTATCTCGTAGACCCATAGCATATAGTCATAATACTACGCTTAGTGGTACTGCGTTTGATTCCATACTCTAACCATGCGTGTGCATAAGGCTTTCCCTCAGCTTTATCTTGTTTCAGTTTCTCTATCACTGAGTCAGCGACAAGCTGGTAGATGTCCTGTGGTGTTTCACTAGGGACAACATTGACCAGCTTACCAGCTGTCTCATCACGTAACATTAGCGAGTATAACTGTAACCCATTACAGCTACCGTCTATCGAGACAGGCAAGTGTGATACATAGCCGTAGCCTGTATCTTGAAACTCAACCCACTCTTTACACCAAGCGAGGAATTGAAATGGTGAGTCAGCTTCTTCCCATTCTCGATTGACGATAGGGTCTTCAACAATACGACGAAACATTTGCATGTTGTCCTTGTCCATAGACCAGTCTGCTCTCTGTTCGAGAGTAATCTTATCGTTACCCCACACGTTAGCACCGTGTACGGCTAACCAAAAGCCACCGCTGTTGTCTTCAGTTATCTCTTTACCATGTGAGAAATCTAACAGTGCCTTAGCACCATTGATTCCCTGATAGTTTAGAAATGCTGGGACACAATACGCTCTACCTCTGAAGTCTAACTGTAAGGGAAAGTATATGTTGTCATAATCTTTAAACTTATCAGCTTCCCACAGTATCTTAGCGTACAGTAATCTCTTACTGAACATCCTAGAGTTCTCTGTGTGACAGATGACAGCCTGTTTCTTCCACTCCTTACGTGCTTCCTCATTGGTATCAATGTCATGTGGCTTGTTAGGTATCTCCATGTTTTTAATTGGTGGCATACCACCCATAGCAATACCATTGTCCCAAGCGTGCTTCATTACATCTAGTACAAACTTGTTAACCCTGAAGCCAGTCGACTGCATACGGTTAACTGCGTTGTATACTTCAGGCATGTCAAAGTTCTCTAGCTCACGCTTGAATAACTTATTCTTTTGTTTGACTAAGTCTAGTTCAGGTAATTCCTTTGTCCAGTATCCACCACCTGTCACTGTCTCCCAGTTCTTAGGCGGCATAACAGTAGGTAGATACTCAGGATTAAGAAGCTCGTTAAAGTTATTCCTATTCTTTATCCATTCCCTAGTCTTAGCTGTCTGCTTGATTATCTTAGTACGCTTACGATTGATAACCTCAAGTCCAAACTCAATCATACCCGTAGCTGACTGCATAAACTCAATGAGTCTCATGCCTGTGTGTAGTTTCTCTTCCGTAGTCCACTCTTCCCACATAGCCACGTTGTCACGCTTAGCTGATTCCTTTAGCTTACGTCTCTTGTATGCGTAGTTCCATGAACGTTTGTCTAAGTCATTCTTAACTGCGTCAAACAATTCAGGGTTTAAGTTCTTGAAGTTTCTAAGAGATGTCTCAGTCTCAATCTTACCACCCAATGCAATACACGTAGCCGTCAATGGCTTATGCTGTGTGATAGTATTGATGACATGCTTAGCACATATCATGGCTGACACCTCAGGCTCAATCTCTCTTAGCTTAATAAAAGCTTTCTCAGGCTGACCCTTAGCGTCAGCATTAGATTCAAGATAGGTCTGTATCGCTTGTGCCAGTGGTCGTATGGTATTAGCCACCATGACTTTACCATAGCTGGTCACTGACTCCTCTTCACGCTGGACGTGAGAGACCCTACGCTTATTGACTCGCTGTTTACCTAGTCGAATCATCTCAGCTTCGTGGTCTACCTCATCTGCATATTCTTTTATGTTTTTAAATATCTCTACCATGTATACTCCTTAGGTTAATTGTGTATTGGTATCTTATAAGGGTACTTTAAGTTAAAACTCAGACCCATAGTCTTTTTCATTCTTCCCCACATGATGAGGTTTCCTAAGCTCACTAGGGTGTACGCCCTTAGTTATCCAAGTCTCATACATGTGACGTCTCACTGCGTCATGCTTACCAAAGTCATGCCAGTCCAGTGTGTTTAAGAATTGTTTGTAGTGTCTCTCTCTTGCTGGATTCCACCCAACAGGTGACTTGTTAGCTGGTGTGTCATTGTTTAATTGTTCTATTGTTAGTTCACTCATATTTATTCTCCTTTGTTAGTATGTGTATGTGTTGTCATTCCACCATATAGGTGTTGCTAGTTTCCACGTAGCAAAGTCACGCTTGTCCTGTCTGTAGTACGTACGATACGCAACGACAGGGTTAATGTGTTTATACTGGTCAGGCATAGCTTGTGGAAATTTAGTTAAACCAGCCAGTGGTAACTCTTCAGGTAATGCTGGTAAGCTTTTTATAACGTCCCATGACTTGTGATTGTCAGTCTTGTTATAGCGTAACTTGTACTCAGCATTGAGTCCCTTAGCTAGTTGTCTAGTCCATAAATAGTTACCCCTAGACTCCTTGAGCCACAGCGTACATGGGTGTTTAGGATGTGTAGACTTGTAAGGCGTCTCGTATCCTAACTCATTGAGTACGGTGCACATCATCTGAGCTGTCTCAAGTATCATCTTGACTACGTGTTTGTCGCAATGATATTGAGCACAGACCTCAGGGTCATAGTCTAATACAAATATATTCATTCCATTATCTCCCCGTCAAATTGACGTCTCTCTAAAGCCTCGTCTATAAGGTCACTATCAGTCCCAGTTACGTATTGCTCATCTACTTTAACATTATGTGCGTCATAGATTTCTATTTCTCCCTCGCCTATCTGCCAGTAGATAGGATACACATAACCAAAGTTAAGTAGACAGTATGTGTCATACATAGGGTCTAACACGTTCTGTTGCATATAGTGTTGAAAATTATCAGAGCCGTCTAACTCTCTGACGTAGTTGTAGTGAGACAACACTCGTCTCAGCTTCTTAGTTCTTAAACGTTCTTTTAGTAACTGTAGAACGTGGTCATCTATTCTCATTTTTATATTACCTCGCTATGTTATTGTTAAATAAGGAAACAGGTGTTTAAAGTACCCATATTAGTGTAAACCCCTGTCTCCCCTAGCTATATATACAGCTATATTACTTCCTACTTACTACCTTATACATCTAAGTTAGTAGGCTTATAGCCATACTTAAGACTATCCTGTATGTACCTAAGCCTCTTCTTAGCGTCATCTCCCATGAGTATCTCAATCAGCATTTCAGTCTTACTACGTTGTACTCTGCTGGTCGCACGTCTCATCCTAGCTTCATACTGTCTAGACTTGATGACATACGGCTTAGTTTTGTACTTGTCCCATATCTTGAGCACGTCATCCTTAAACAGATTATTAAGCTGTCTATTGATAGTACTAGGCTTGATATTAGGAAAGGCTATACGAAGATAAGCCAGTAGTGGACGCTTCTTGAATACGGTCATATGACCTTCTTCATTACGCTCCATGATACCGTCTTCCTTCATTACCAATAGTATCTTATTTTGTATATCCTCAGGTGAGTCAACCTCATCTGTGAAATACGATTCAAGATACTTACGACTTGTCATGTCTACCATTTTTTACCTCTGCTTTTTAATATTTGTTTTGCTATGTCTATGTTCTGTCTTTCTTCTTCTGTTATAAAAAAAGACGTTATCTCCATGTTTTTTATCCATGTTTTTAATTGATTGTTAGTTAATGTATTTAACCACTGTTTCATTTTTACCTCGCTGTTAGTTGTTTGTATTACTATCTTTTTTAACTAAATGATATTGAGCATAGTGACGCTCTGTTTCATGTATAGCGTCCCATAGCTCATTAATCCAATCAGCTAAATCCTGTCCGTCTTCATCATCAAAAACATGGTCAGGAATTGAGTTATCTAAGTTACTCATAGCTGTTTTTAGTTTAGTCCATACTGATTTGTTATTTACTTGCATTTTTACCTCGCTGTTAATTGTACTATACCCCCGACCTCTTAACTGGTCAGGGATTTCGGATATTCAATCCTCGTCAGTAGTACTGTAGTCATGGTCATAGACTTAACCATTTTCATCCTCATCCTCTATTATTGCTCTTGCTAAGTCTCTTAAATGTCCACTTCTTATGTCACAGTCTATCGCATAGTCATTTATAGCATTTATAAATTCTATTACTGTCCACTCAAAAAGTATTTTATCTTCTTTTTTTCTTATTCTTTGTTTATCTACCATTTTTTACCTCGTTGTTAATTGTTATTGGTCTTGAGTACACTCTAACATTAGTGTAGACATCATGTCAACACTATGTATGAAATTAATTTACACTAATAACCTTATCTCTTCAGCCATTCCATGAACGGTATCACCGTAACCATACCCACTAGACAGCCTAGCATTACGAATATAGCCCATTGTACCTGTCCCGTGACTAGGAAGCCTACGCCGTCGCTGAACGTGTTACCTAGCCCGCCTGATATAGACGCTAGAACTACGGGTGTCTGCAATGACTTTGAGAAGTATTTATCTAGCCATGTCTCAACACTTGCTAAGGTGTAGTAAATACCCACGATTAGCAAGAAGTTATCCACATAACCCATAATCGACATTATTAGATTATTATCCATACATGAACTCCCTAGATAGTGATGTATCTTCTAAGAATTTCGTTTTATAGATGTGGTCTACTTCTTCCTGATTGACTTCTAAAGCGTTAACTCTTCCGCCTATCCTAGCATTTAAAAAGCGTGTTATTTGTTTACTGGTTGTTGGACTATACTTTTGGCTAGTGTAATGCCATAACCCGTCTATTGAGTATGCCACTGGTGTTTTATAGCTAACTAGTACTTCTATACCCTTATCTTCAAATAATCTAAGATTAGATATACTAGTACGTTTGCCTTCATTTGTTATATACATATTTTTATTTCCTCTGTGTTGTTAATTGTTTGGGT